ATTGCTTTTGGTAGCGTACTAGTAGTAGTTTTTATTCCAGTATTTAGTTTTATAGGATTTGTTGGTGATGTAGGTGTTTCAGTTTGAGTAGGGAAATTTTCTTCAAATGGTGTGTAAGGTAATAGCTCAGTTGTCCCAGTTACTGTTAATTCCCCTGCATTTAAATTAGGTTGAATAGATGTACCATTCCCTATATTTGATCCAATTATCCCACCACCAATTTGCCCTACATTTGCACCACCTAAATCTACACCATTAAAATTAGGTTCAGGTGTTCCAATAGTTACATTTTCAGGTGCTACATCTATTAATCCAGGATCTAAGTAAGCCTCATTTTGTAAATTACTAGGAATATTAGGCAATCCTAATGATTCGTCTACAGTTGCATTACCTATTGATACATTAGGATTTTCTGTTACTAAACTAGTTGGCCCTGTCAATTCTGTAGGATTACCAAACTCTTTTAACATTTGTGCTAATCGTGTTGCATCATCTGAACTAGCCAAGTTGGTCATGGCTTGACCTGTATACATATCATCGGCAGTTAGAGGATCAACTCCACCCAATCCACCTAATGCACCTTTAATCTCACCACCTATCGCTTGTGTTGCATACGCTGTTGCAGCCGATTTTAATATATCTTCTGGAGTTCCACCAGCAATAGCTGTATCAGCACCAGCTATAAGAGGAATTAACTCAGGTGCAACAACAGATGCAACTAACATTGCTGCAGTTTTAATAGGGTCTGATGCTGCACTATCAAGAACAGGATTTATATAACTAGTTAAAAATCCACCAATGCCACCATTACCTTCTTGCATCTTTTCTTGAATGTAATTTTCATTAGCAATGTATTGCTGAACTTCAGGTGGAGAAGGGTCAGGAGGTTTTTGTTCCCAAGTGTAGTTAAAACCTCCAGCAAGAGGTCTTTCGTACCAAGGGATTACTTCTCCGTTGTAATCAATTCTCACTTAGCCACCTAAATTAAAAACATTATTTAAATAATTAGGGTCTAAATTAGAAGTAAAGTCCATTCCTGCTAAAGGATCAGTAGTCATACCACCAATTCCTGAGCCATAAGTTGAACCACCTAACCCTATGCTATTTAGGTAATTAGTATCACCAGTAATTGCAGGCCCTGTACCAAATAATGAGTTCCATAAACTAGAGTTACCTAATGATTCAAGACCTTTTGAACCAAGTCCTAGTAATCCACCTAATGCACTATTAGCACCTGTTCCACCTAATATTGCACTTGAGCCTAATCCACCTAATGTACTTAATAGTGATGACCTTTGAGCTGCTTCAGCGTTTGCTCTTGCTATATCTGTAGCGTTTTGACTTGTATATGCACTTAGATAATCAGGCCCTGCTACTGCTGCTTGGTTATAAGGGGTTACATAGCCTGGTGTTGCTAGATTACGAATATTCGCTGCTGTTGTATTCTGTAATCCTTGTGCTTGTAAACCTGTTTGCATACCACCCACAATAGCACTTGTTAAAGCATCATTTTGAGTTTGACCTTGCAATACTTTTGCACGATTGTAAGCCTCAGAGCCAGGCATAATACCTTGATTAGCTAACTGTGCATCAAGAGCCTCTCTTGCTTGAGATTGTTGTGGTGCTAACCTTTGCATAATTGCATTGGAGTAAGTATCGCCAGGGTTAATTCCATACATCGGATTCGCTTGCGATGCTTGTAATCCAGCTAGTGAACTTTGAGTAAGATTTTGTAACTCAGGACTTAACTGTTGATTAGCACTCCAAATAGGATTACCTTGAGCATCTGTACCTGTTTGTTGATACGATAAACTTCCGTAAGGTGTTTGTTGATTGATACGATTCGCTGCAGTTGCTTGTAATGCACCAGCAATATTACCTTGAGCATTAGCTTGTGCAGCTTGAACAAAAGGGTTGGTAGAAGTAAATTGACCTGTCTGTGGTTGTCCAAATGGTGTTTGACCCATGAAATTAGGTTGCACAGATTGAGTATTTACAGGTTGTCCTTGCATCGGTTGCATGGATTGCATAGCTTGCATTGGTTGTGCTTGCATTGGTTGTGCTTGCATTGCTTGAGGTTGTTGTCCTAACCCCATTAACCCTTGACTTTGATCAAATAAACCCATAACTCTCTCCTGTTAAAAGAAACCAAGTTATCGGTCTTGTACCAATTATACTTGATTTTCTTAAAAAACTATATAACCCCACCAGCCTCCATTACGAAATCGGTAGATGTCCAATGCACTTCAATTCCTTGACTTGCAATACTTAAATTTAACCCTGCACAGTAACCTATGCCTGTTACTCCTTGCCAATCTTTGTTAATTGTCAATGTTCCACCCCATGTTGCTTGATCCCATAATGCTGTGTCCCACTTACCTATTGCATAAGCACCAGGGTTAAACTGTACTGCACCTAAGTTATTCTGTTCTTGAAAGTCTGTCGATACATTGCATAAAACAGTCGGCACGCCATTATCTGTCAATAGCATAGGTCTTACCATCGTGAATCTTTTTTGTTGCCCTCTAGTCTCGAAATAGCTATATGCTTGTTGAACTTGACCAACTATATTCGCACCATTATCTGCAAATGTGTCCCAAAACTTACCTACATAGCCATCACCACCAAAGTACATATCTTGATTGCTCATCTGAAATGTATAAGCCTCAATACCTGTAAATTGTCCCCATGACTTTGTAATGGTGTGCATGACATATTGTTGCATCCCAACATCTGTCGGAATGTTTAATATCAACATATTCTCACCAGCGTAATACGAAATCTGCCAATTAGGAAGACTTGAGAAAGAACTAGCTGCTTGACTTACAGCATAGTAAATCTTATCTGTTAGATTAACTCTAGGGTCAAGTCGTGATGACTGTAAAGCACTAGCTAATGGTACAAGTCCATCTTGAGTAAGTAATAAAACATCACCACCCCACTTAAAAAAGCATCTTCTAGTGAATGTTTGACCTAATTGCCATACTCCTTTTAATGCCCAAGTTGCTATATTGCTAGGATCAGTACCTAAATAAACGATTGTTTCACCATTAGATGTAACAAATACAGCGTAATCGTCTGCACCTTCGCCTGCGTCTATTGTCCATGTTGCCATTGCTTGTAAATAGCCACCATTTCTTGCAATACTACCGAAATCTAGCTGACTAGCTGCACCACCAATGCTTTGAACAGGCATATACCAACAATTTAAACTGTCTTTTTGCGTGAAATACAGTCTGTTTTTAAAGAGATTAACTCCTATAAATGTATTTGAATTAACTCCTGTAATCCCTAAGACTGTATAAGTCCCCACAACTGTTGCATTAGCTGCAGGGGTGCTAGCCATCGTATAAGTGAATGTCGTTACACCTGTAACTGTAATTCTGTAATTTCCGTTGTATTCGCTACTTGTTGCACCTGTAATTGTGACTTGATTACCTGTTACTAACCCATGATTGGCTGCTGTCGTAAGCGTAGCAGTAGTTCCACTTCTTGTTATTGAAGATATAGTCTGTGCAGTCGATGTCGTAGCTACATAAGACCAAAATGTTCCGTTATAGACTAGAACTGGGTCTGCACCATTACACGCTATGAGAAAACTACCACCAGAGTTAGTTAAAGATACAAACTGAAGTCTATTATTAGTTAATCCTGTAAATACGCTTGTTGCTGTGCTTGTTGATGCGTCATAAATAACTGAAGTACCTACTGCAAACAGTTTATTTCCTGTAGGACTAGAGTAATTCATCAAAGTATTGACTTTGCCTGATATACCTATTGAATACTTAGTGTAACCTTTTCTAAAAGTAATGTCTGTAGGTGTAGGAAACCAGTTATTCATGGTAACAGCATCCATTGCATCCATATTAGCTAATGAATCTCTTGCGTTCCAACCTCCAATAGGTGATGGAATACTAGCAGTCTTAGCCCTAAACTTTTGTGGGATCATAAATAAGTCCATGTTTTTTTATTGGCAATGTCAGAAACAATGTTTCTACTTACCTTGAAATCACGATGTATGTCTGCTTGACTATAACCACGATTAAGTAACATTTTTATCTCTTTTACTTGTTCTTCAGTTAATTTAGCCATGCCTCTAGGATGATCTTTACCTGATGGAGGTATATATTGCCTACCTTTGGATACTTTATCAGCTACATTGTCAGCATTAGTACCTACGAATAAATGCTCTAAATTAAAACATGATGGATTATCACAACGATGTAATACACATTTATTATTGGGTACATCTTCTTTATTTAAGATATAAAACAAACGATGAGCAATGTAAGGTTTGCCTTTATATTTAATCTTGCCATACCCTTGTCTTGTTTTAAACCCTAAAAAATTATGGCATCCTGTTACTAAATCAACTTGTTTGTTTTGCTCAAAACGATCTTGAATAGATACATTTCTGTATTCCCATGCTTTCATAGTAAACCCCTTATCATTAAACAATGAATAGGTTACCATGTTTGAGCCTTGTTGTATATACATTTTTAAGAGCCGTATCCTGTATCGGGGATATTTGCATACCCTATCAATACTTTGCTTGGATAAGGTGCAAAACTCAATGTAGCACTACCCTTATCGTTTGCTTTAGCTACACTCAAGTACCTTTCGTAATCTTGTTGTAGGCTTGTAGTATCAAAGTTTTTAATTTGGAAAAACTTGAGTTTAGTAGCAAGCACCATGATTGTATCGTCAAGGAAAGTCGTGTCAGTATCAGCAGTAAAGCTGTTTTTAACAGTTCCATTTGAACTTTCAGCCCACCCTTTTGATCTGTATTCATATCCTAGATACTCCTGTGTGTTCATTATTGGCCAAATATTGAAATATTCGCCATAGATTCGCCATCTTACTCTTGGGCCTGTCGAAATATAACCCGACTTTAACCATTGCCATTGCTGTGCATCCTCTGGCCCGAGCATTTCCCAATGTTTGGTTTTGTCCCACTGCGTTCTATCGGTAATAGTCTCGTAATCAGAAGGTAAATCGTATGCAGTTTGACCAAATGTAAGTGCTATACCGACATTAGTCGCTTGTAATGGTTGATTAAGAGTGACAGTAGAACCAGCAACAGAAACCACATAACAATCTTTTGGTATTCCTGTGCCAGTTA